CCTAAGGCCGACCTGGTCAACTACAAGCACCCCCTAAGGGATGTGGCCGATATCGAGGGGTTCGACACGGTCCGCAAGCTCACCCTTCTTGAGCAGTCTCTTGAGGAATTCGAAAGTGAGGCAGATTTTGCTAAATTCAAACTTTGGAAGGAAGAGATTGTGCCCACTTTGGGCGAGCTCAGTGATATTAGGCTGTGGCCAGATTTTCGCCTTGGTGAGCCGGTCGCCATGGCCGCCAAGAACAATGCTATGACCGCCACCAGTAGTCAAGAGCAAAGCGAGCTCTATGGCGCGATACCTGGTGAACAACCCAATCTGGTGGCTTCAGAGATGACTTACTCTGCGTGCGTTGAGAAAGTACTTAGGGGATCCGCCATTCGCGACAACCCCAAGACTGCCGTCCACCAGAAGCTCATGGCCCAAGCGGATTTGAACATGGTCCACCAGTACCGCAACTTGTATGGTTCCATGGGGCTTCTGACGTTTGAGGAAGCAGTCACAGGCGTTGTCGACGACGTCAGGATCTTGCAGCCCATGGCCCGCAACACTTCAGCAGGCATGGCGGAGGCCTACATTGGGCATCATGACAAGACCAGCTGGATGGGGCGTGAGGGACCTATAGATACCACTTCCAAAGCCTTTCTTCAAAAGAAGGCTGAGGTTCTTGGCATCATCGACGACATCGTCTCTGGGCAGCACCCCATAACTGTCATCAAACCTTCACCTAAGGATGAGATGTTGCCGGCCGAGAAACTCGGTTCTTGTCGTGTCATCTACGCAACCGATGACGCCTTCGTCATTATTGTTCGGATGTATTATGGTTGGTTCATTCATCATACCATGGGGGACCACATGTTCGACAACAATAGTGCCGTAGGCATCAACCCTGCCACTGATGGCCTTCATTTTTTGAAGTCTCTAGCCAAGGGCACCAAGCACATTGATAAGGGGTTTTTCAGCTTAGATGTGTCCAAATATGACGCCTCGCAGACGTACGAATTCATCAAGGCCAACTTTGACACGGCGGACCAGTGCTATCCCGACAGGACTGAGGATGAGATTAAGGTGCGGAAGTGGATTTCGGACATGTCGGCTGCACCCCATATTTGGGTTGGGCGTTGGGTCTACCGTCGTTGGGGCGGTTGGATCTCAGGCCATCCCTTAACCACGATATTCAACAATATGAGTTGGCGTAGAGCATTGCTCATGACATTGCCCTTCATCATGGATAATCCTGATGGGGAGCCCCTTGTCATCGACACACTACGCTACCCACTCATTTGGTGTGAAGGGGCCGCCCGTAATTTTAATAACATTGCGTTCGGGGACGATAATGTCATCTATTGGCCTGACGCTTGTTGTGAAGGCGAGCCCGTCACCACAGCCACTTTTAAACGTGCCCTTAAGGAACACGTTGGCTGGAATATCACCAATGCAGACAAGACTGATCCCTATGAGAGACCC